TTTGCCGGGTTCTGCATAGTTTGCATGCCCCGTGACAATTATTGTGCTGCATCCTTTTGAAATTACAACCATTGCTGTGCTCCTTCATTTGAAATTGGGTTGTTATTTGCACCGCTTTGTTGATGTGTTGGTTAAATAAATTTTTTAAGTTTTGGGTTATAATTTATCCGTTCCTAATAAGCCATAAAGTTATCAATTATAAACTGTACGCCATTGTCAACTTGCCCGTTGTTAAAATAGGTGTATCGTATCTTCTGTATTTTTGACCAATCTGATGGGGTGACTGCTTGTATTGCTGATTTTGGCACAATTAATTTATGCCATCCAACAGACCAATCCGCTATTGAAAATGTATGATTATACCCATCTTCTCCCCAATCATTGGATATAAAGTTTATTTGAAATTGTCCACCATTACAAACTTGAGAATTATAAATATCAATAACAAAATAGTTGTAATGAGACAAATCAGTGGCTCCTTGTCTAAGCGTTTGTACAGCCATACATCCGATGTTTGCTATTTGACCAACAAGCGTATTGCCTATCAATACAAGTCCATAACTGCCTTGCGTACAATGTGAAACAAGGTCAACAGTCGTATTATATGCTACCGATATTTCATCAATTGTTTCAGCATCATAAATCATATATATGTCATTAGTCAATGGTGTGGCAATATGTCTAATGGTGGTTATCATTTCCCAAGGGAACTCAAGCTTTTTTGTTGCTCCTGTTTTAACTCTAATTTCATCGGCAACTTGAGTTATATAATCTTCTAATTGGTCTTTATCAACAGCGACTATATTTGCCATTAGAAACTACCCCCTGTCCAAGTGGGTAAAGCAGATAAAACTCTATTCACCATTTCAACCTTGTCTGCTTCGGTGTAATAATCAATCCCCTTTTGGGGGGTGTACCCTGCTTCGCCTTGTTTTCCTTGCACACCTTGAATGCCTTGTATGCCTTGAATGCCTTGCTCACCTTTGTCACCTTTTTCCCCTTTTTCGCCCGGTACACCTTGGATGCCTTGGTCACCTTTCACACCTTGGATGCCTTGAATGCCTTGTTCACCTTGAATGCCCTGCATCCCGGACATATCAACAATAAAGACAAAACCCGTGTCACCTTTGCAATAAAGCTTGGCATTATCTTCTTCGTTGGTATCAGAAACAATCATCACAAAAGCCCCAATGTCAATATTGGGGTTGCTGTAATCTGCATCCATTTCCGCAATGGAAGGATAAGTCTTTGAAACTGTGAACGGCTTGCCCTGCTCTCCTTGGATTCCTTGTTCGCCTTGGATTCCTTGTTCGCCCTGCACACCTTGCACACCTTGTGCGCCGGGATCGCCTTTATCACCCTTTTCGCCTTTCAGTGCTGCAAGCTGTTCTGCTGTAAAATCCTTATAGGTGAACGGCTCACCCTTTTCACCTTTTTCGCCTTGGATTCCTTGCGCTCCGTCCTGCCCGTCTTTGCCGTTGATTCCGTCAGTGCCGTTTTTGCCATCAACACCATCTTTCCCGTCAACCCCGTCTTTTCCGTCTGCGCCTTTAAGGCTTTTAAGCCATTCGCTTTCAGTTCCTTCAAATCCGTTTTTGACAGCAACTTCATAAGCGGAAGCACCGCTGAAATCACCAAGCAATTGAAGTTTGGTTGTACTCATACAAACGCCCCTTTTTCAGTTTTAGGCAAGCGGCGAAGTCCAAGGGATAGTCCCTTCCGCATCCTCATACCAGTTGCCGTTGATGTAATACTTGAAGATATATTCTTCATCATAGACGGGGATTGCAACCCAATTGGGCAAATCACCCTGCCGGGGGTCTGATGTGGATTCGACACTAATACACATATTGGTTTCCGGGTCGATCTCCGCAAATACATACTCAAATTGTTCACTCATTTTAATCATTCTCCCTTAAATATAAATACCGCAATATTTGCGGTTTGTTTGTGTTGTTGATTATATTCAAGACGATTGCTTTTGCGGCATCGTCTTTCGTCACAGCAGCCAAGCTGTCAACCGATTGCACCGCATACACATTGTTATTGATAACAACCATATTTGCAGCAACGCTGTTTGCCATGTTGCTGTTATACAAGCAGATAATGGCTTGTAGTTTGTCATAGTCATAGTTTGTGCCGTTGATGGTGAATGCTTTTCCAGCCATCACCGCTTTGCTGCCTTGGTGTGCCAAATATGGGGGAATCTCTTTTGTCCCCACTGTCACACCGCTGTCAGTAGCGGCAACCATCCCTTGGCGAATATCGTTTTCCGTTGCCGTGAATGCTGTTATTTCATCCACAACAACCGCCGGAACTTCATTGCCTGCATCGTCCACAAGCAAATAAGTGTTGCTTTCGCCGGCCCCAACACCGCCAACATTCATTTTGCCTGATAAGCAACCGGCAGAAACTATTTTCCCCACCAGTGCTGCGCTTTGGGTAATCATCACCATGTCACCTCTTGCATAATTTCAAATGTTGTCGGCTCAATGATGGTGTAAACATCACCGCCAGCGGTGGTCAACTGCACATCATACTTGTATTTGCCAAAAGCCAGTTCCGCAGTGTCTTTCGGCTCAATGTGGAATGTGCTTGACCCGGTAAGAACCTTTTGAAAACTCGGTTCAGCATCCTTTGCCGACTTCTTGACAGTAAGTGTCAAGGTGTCCCCGGCTTCAATGGTGTATGCGTTCTGATCTGTTTCATTCGTGATGGAAACAGAAAGTCTTGCCGTGTCACCACGGGTCAGTTGGATTTCGCCATCAGCTTCAATATGCAGCATTGTTCCAACTCCTTTCTTTTAAGCATAAAAAAAGCACCCTGCATTTCTGCAAAGTGCTTTTTGAAAAGTATATTATGCCGCAACTCGGCTATACAACAATAGATATTAAGTCGGTGTCAAATGCGCCAGTTGGGTGCATAAAACTTTTGATTGTATATTCCTTGCCACCCACTGTGATTTTGTCACCGATTTTCAAAACTTCGGTTGCTTTGATAACTAAAACAGTGCCAATAGACATATTAAATTGCTCTATCAATTTTACTTTCATCAAAGTCAACCCCTTTCAAGTCTTTGTATGTCTTTTCCCATATAGCAAGATTTCTTTCGACATCCTCAAAATCTTCTATTGTAAAGCCATACCGATTGCCGTATTTTTGCATTTTTCGGTTTGCTAAAATTTCCCTAATACACAATTCTTCTTTATCAGTGGATTCAAGAACACCATACCTTTTGGCTTGTGCGTTGTGGATTATTTCTTCAAACAACGCTGATGCACTTGGAACTTCGCCACGATGGTAAATATGTGTTGTTCCACCAATGGTGGCTTCTGCTTTCAACCAATCTAAAAACCGCAGATCATCACCCTTGGCTTCGATTGTTGTTACACCATGCGCTTGTAACCCTTTTACGATTTTTTCATATCTCGTTTTATCCATAGCAGGCGGCAACTTTCCTCGCCTTTTGGTGTTTACAAGCTTGCTTTCTTTTATATTATCATTTTTGGGAGATTTTGTCAATACTTTTTTTTGCTTTGCTTGCAGCTTGTTCCATTCTTCTGTGCTGCCGCCCTTGTCAAGATAGTCAAGCCATGCTTCGTATTCCTTGGAATCTTCCCAAGCAGCAGTGGAACAGCGGCAGTGTGGGTGCATCGGTGGCGCATTCTCACCGGGCATCATTTTTGACACCTTGAAATGCTTGCCGCTCAAACCTTGGCATATATCACAGCAGCCGCCATTGACAATGAACTCATATTCTTCAAAGCCGTTGCGTTCAAAGCTTTGCTTTTGTGCTTCGGTTTGCACCCTTGCAAGCTCCGTCCGCATAAGCCGTTCCATACAGTAAACAGCACCGCCGCCCGTCCTTGGGTCATTGCCATACCAATATTTTTGCAATTCCTTTGCAACAGCACGGGGGTTCTTGCCTTGAATCAATGCACTTTGCAAGGTCTTGCCCAAATCGTGCCGCATCAAATCTTGGTATTGCCAAATGCGGTCTGAAAAGGTTGCGTTGTGGAATGACCCGTTGACAATAGCGTGTGCCTTGGCTGCGTTGTTTTTGATGGTTTTGCCAAGGATGCCAGCTTGCCGCTGCAATTCGTCCATTGTTCTGCCTTGCAATATGCCGCCCATAAATTTTTCAAGTTCGCTGTGCCCGGCTATCAATTCCAATCCAATGTTGGCTTTTAGCATTTCAAGGCGGTTCACCTTCATTGTAAGGTTATAAAGCCGCATTTCTTCATTGGCCTGCTGTGAAAAGTCTTTATCTTTCACATACCGCTTTGCTTTGCGCTCGTATGCTTCAATATCAAGGGCAGAAACACGCTTTTTCGCTTCGGCAAGGGTAATTCCTTCCTTGTCAGCATACTTGCCATAAAAGCTGTTTGTTTGGCTTTGTACGCTGTCAAGCATTTCATCATAGATTTGCTTGATTTGGCGGTCATACTCTTTTTCATCGGTGATGCGGTGCTTTAATGCTTCCGCTTCACGTTCTGCCCAATAGTCTTTACTGTTCATCGGTCAGCACTTCTTCCAAAGGTTCAGCCGGTGCCGCTCCATTGCCAAACATTCTCTGATCCACAATGGATTCTTGCGGTGCGGTGTTTTCTTCTTCTATTTTGTCAAGTTCGCCTTGCACATCATCAACAATGGACAGCACTTTCAGTTGGGTTTCACTGCTGACAATACCTTCAAGCTGTGCTGCAATTTGTGCTTCTTCAAGCATATTTGCAGGAATGTTGGGGGTAAAGTTATAGTGCAGCTGTGTCCACGCATCGGCAGGGACTTTGCTTGCCGGATGCCCAAATAAAAGCTTATATCTGCGGTTTAAGCCGCTTGTGAACTTTCTTTCTTTGGCTCTAAATAAATTATACATTGCCTGCAATTTGTAACGCAGCGCAATGCCGGAAGATGCACCAAAGTTTTCATCAGATATATTTGCCACCATACTAATTTGGAAGATAAAGCGCTCCAATCGGTTCAGCAAGTTTTCTTGTGACCCGTCATTGCAGGGCTTGTCCATAAATTCAGCAATGATTTTTTCCGCATCTTCGCCCGTAAGGTTCAAAATGCGTGTATCTCTAATGAATGCCACATCCTCATTTTCAAGCAGTGCGCCCAATACTTTCAAATAAGCATCGGCAAAATAGTCAACATCGTTTGCCTTTTCAGAAATAGCTTTGTTGTAGGCATTGACCATTGACAGCACGGGTTCAAACAGTCCTTGCCTTTCTGCGTTTTCAAGATATTCCGTTGCAGGAACTCCGGGGAAGTGGTGTTCTGTCCAATCTTCGTCAGTCCACTTCAAGCCGCCAGTGACTTTGAAATAACGCACACCAAAGCTGTTTGATATGCTGCCAAACTCGTCCCCGTTGCGGTCAGTGTATCTGCGGACAAAATAAAGCGGTCTTTCAATGATTGAATCATCATAAATCATAAACGCTTCAACGGGTGAAAGGTAAGTGATACCAAGTTCCGCTTCTTCGTCTGTGAAGTACATTTCAAAGCCGCTGCCATAAATGCTGCAAATCTTTGAAAGCTCTGCATTGTTGTCATCTTGGTCATTGTATTGGTCAACATATTCCACGAACTCGGCAACCTTTTCATCATCAGCAACCGTTTTGATGGGGTTGCCAATGAAAAAGCCGTTCATGGTGTCCACAATGTACTTGGGGAAGTTGACCACAATTCTATTGTCCGGCTTATATTTCGGCTTGGCCGCTTGATGCAAAATGTCATGGTCACTTGTATATGCATCCAGCAGCTTCTTGAAGCGGTTATCCACTTCCCGTTGGTGTTCGGTCAAGAACTCTTGCAGCAAAGGCAAGGTCAATTCCGTGTCTTTCGATATTCTAAACATTCTCTTAAATGCCCCCTGTAATACTTCTATTCAGCTTCTTCAAGCCCTTTGGTTTGGGGTTCTCATACACACCCGTTAGCGCATCCGGCGCATCATCGTGTGCGTTTTTGCCCTCTTTTTGATATTTGCTAATATCAGCAGCGAAGTCCGGCCATCGATCTTGCCAATTCACGGGGAACAACACATTGTTCATCACCCCAGTGCTATTGGACAATATCCGGGCGGTCTTGTTTTGGGTTTGGTGAAACCACTTGACAGCAGTGTGATTGTTGCCGCTCTCCCGGCATAACCTTTCCACATTCCTTGCAAAGCCCCTGCCGCCGTTGTTTGATTCAATCAGCGCACAGCCAACATTGTTTTTGGTAAGCATTGCAGCTGTTGCCGGTTCCGTGGTTTCCATTGCTTCTTTGGTGTATAGCACATCCAGCACATAAGAAGATGCGCCATAAATGCCATAACAGATTGAACACAAAAAGTCACTGCCAGTGTCGGCAGTGTCCGTGTAGTTCAATATATAATCAAATAGCGGCTTTCCTGCATCATCCTTTGGAATGTCCGTGTAAGTCTTAATGCTGGAATATAGCCGCCCTTTAATGTCAATCGGCTCTTGCTGATAGTTTGCATTGAATATTTCAAAACCTATTGTGGCCTTTTTCAATTCTATGCTTTCTCTTGACAATATACTTTCGCACAGCAGTGTGCCATCGTCTTGTATAGCTTTATAGTTTATATGTTTGACTTTGATTCCCAATTTGCGGAAGTGTTCAAGTGCTTTTCCGGCTAAATCATCAGAAGCCCACCGGGTCATTACAATGATGATTTTGCCACCTTCTTCAAGCCGTGACAGCATTGTGTCTGTGAACCAGTTCCAATGCCCTTGCTTGATGGCTTCGTTGTGTGCTTCATAGCTGTTTTTGATAAGGTCATCAATAATAATTAAATCAGCACCAAAGCCCGTTGCAGTACCGCCGGGGGATGTCGCAAGGTAGTTGTTATAACCGCCCACCAAACTCCAAAGATTCATTGCGCCGTCCCCGTCTTTTATTTTCGTGTCCGGGAACATATCTGAAAATATGATTTTGTTTTCATCGGCTTTGACTTCTTGGATTGCGTTTCTAACATTTTTTGAAAACATTGTTGAAAGTGTGGTGTTATATGACCCTGTCATTACTTTAATTGTTCGGTCCCTACCAAGCACCCATTCAACAAACTTTTGTGATGTTCTTGATTTGCCAAAGCGTGGCGGCTCATTCACAATCAACACTTTATATTCATCTTGTTCCATGAACTCTTGAAAATCTCTGCATTGATTGACTAAAAATGCCCTATCCTCAAAATAAAAATCCGGGGAAGTAGCATTGCAATAATAGAAAAAGTCACGCTTTGCAAGTTCTATTTGTGCATATCTTTTTACACTTTCGGCGCATATCTCCATATATATCCACCTGCGCTTTTGCTCCTGCCTTTTAGGTTATTTACAATGCCCGTGCGTGATATGCCGGAAGCTCTTGCCGCTTCGCCTATACTGCTATATATTTTCCCATTGTCAACGCATTCCACTTTTAATGATTGGCAGTGCGTTTCAC